CAGAGAACAAATCAATCATCTCAAAGATTACTTTTACAACCCTAAGAATTTAATAAGAACAAAGTATGTTCTTTCTCAATATATAGACAGAATTGACATCTCAAATGAAAATGTGCAGGTGCAATTCAAAGTATCAATGTCCCCATCAGATAATACTGATGGGGATTGTTTTTGTGTTCATACTGAGATGATAAAGAGGAAATATCTTTTTGATTATGTCTGCGAAAAGGTTGATTTTGAGCAATGGAACATAGAAAAACTGAACAAATCAGAATCGGAACATAGAAAAGGAGCATAGAAAAAGTGACTTATTTGGTGGACACTGACCGTATACATACTCACAATACTAAAAATGCGATTGGAATGGGAAATTTTTATATGTGGTGAGTTATTCTGTGTACGGTTGCATAATTTATATTGTGTTGTTTTATACTTCATAAATGATTCTTGTTTTGTCTAAAACACCGCATAGATATGGGAATTATCATAAACAGAAAAAGTCACGACTGCATATGCAATCGTGACCGAGTTGGTGGAGATGAGGGGAATCGAACCTATAATATCACAGCTAAACACTAAATATATTAATATCCGTGTTGCATTTTGTGTTGCATTTCAGTTATTTTTTATAATTCGTATCATCATCCACAGAATCTTTAAGCCTATGAACAATGTTCACGAGAAACTTTGGAATCGGCGTACCGAGCTCAGACAAATTCTCAAGAATTGAAATAAGTTCGTTAATAATAAGCCACACGCACACGATAAGACCACAACAATATGTAACGCCAAAATCAAATCCTGCTGTTGCAAGGCCCGAACAAATTAAATAATCAACCACACCGCCAACTGCAACGAGCACAAGGTAGCTAACTTTCTTCAATATTCCGAGTAAACCTACTTTGCTTTCGATCTGCCCGTTCTTATATGCCGATGTCATTCCTGTTGCGTAATCAATTACCATCACAGCTACAAGAACCAGCACCGGAATCAATAACACATTAAAATATGAGGCTAACGCTCCGAGGACCACTGAAATAGTTGCTTGAATTATATTGTCTTTCATTATTTCACCTCATCGTAAAGCTGTTTTGCGAGAGCATATCCTTCGAGTTCCCACAACTTATTTTCAATTCTTTCCATACAGATTTTTTCGCCAATTTTTTCATCGTAGTTAGCAGGATCAACTGCTCCGCTTGCTTCATTTATAACAAAACCATTTGGTAATTTACAGCTTACCATAGTTACTTTGTTATAAACTGTTTCAATTCTAAATTCTGATTTTTTGAGCAATTCATCAATCTGCTGCTTTGTTACTGCATTTTTCATTTTATACCTCCAAAAATCAAGTCAAAGTAATCTGCACTCTGTCAATGGCTTTTCCGAACGAACCTGCGTATCCGTCCTGCTTGCTGTCATTTTCGTCATCGTACTGCCAATCGTAATAGTTTTCGCTTAAGCTTGATACTCTGTATGTAGCTTTGTAACAACTGCCATGCGCATATTTTACATCCTTAGGTGTTGTGTAATAAACCTGCACAGCGTCAATCTCCACACCGAGAATGCCTGCATAGCCGTTTACATCATCATTAAGATTAAAACCTGTAACCCAGCTAAGCCAGTTACCGCCTTTAATATGCACTCTGTACTTAATCTTACCTTTTGTTACTTTGATTGCAATATCTGTAATTGCTTTGCCTTTTAAACCTGCGTAATCTTCAAGATTTTTTACTTCGGGCAGCCAAACACCGTCACAGCGCACTCTGTAGAAAATATCCGGTTTGGTTATTTTTCCTTTGTCTTTATCGTCTTCTTTTTTGCTGTTGAAAACGCTTTCGTTAAATATGATGTTCGTATCAATATTTCCGCCGTAACCGCTTACTCTGCCTGTTGAATGATTCTGCCATATATCACAGTTTAATTCATTTACGGAGTTATATTGTGCAAGCCAGATACTGTACTTTTTCTTTAACTTATCATAATCAAGATAATTATTAAACCAATTCAGATTAGCATATACACCTGCTCTGTAGTTACTTTTCTTGATTGTTTCGCAAAAGCGTTCCGCAATTTCTGTAAGTTTTGTTTTGCCGAGTTTAGTTTGCGAATTATCTTCCAAATCATAATAAATCGGCATATCAAGAGATTTGTTATTAATGCATTCAAGGCAAGCCTTTGCCTCTTTTTCCGCATCGTTCACACTGTCAGCATAGCTGTACCAATACACTCCGATTTTTAAATTTGCGCTTTTGGCATTTTTGTAATGGCTTTCAAACATACTGTCTTTTTGCGATACTTCTCTGCCGTATCCTGCCCTTATTATTACAGCTTTTATGCCGTCATTTTTCATTTTGTTGAAGTCGATATTCTGCTGAAATTCCGAAACATCAACACAAGTTACTTTTGCCATAATCAACCCTCCCAAACTGCCATAATAGCGTTGTAGTACTCCTCCCTTAGCTCTGATTAATCTTTACCCAACTGTCCCAAGTAGTTGCCGATGATGAATATCTAATCCACAACGCACTACTTGTTATGTATATTTGACTCCAGTTATACTCACCCGATGACAAGCATATCAACATACCTTTTGCCGTTTCAGGAATGTTAGCGGTTGAGGTAGTACATCTGTATACTCCTATTTCTCTTGTATTGCAGTCAGATATTCCACCCACTCCGTCTCTATTTCTTGTGCCTTGCGTGTTTGAAAAATTCTCAAATCCCAATGACGGTTGGTTTGCAATATTAGGAGCGATAAAGCTGCTTGATATTGATATGTTTCGCCAATATGTTGGCAGTGTTTTATATCTGTTAAACAAATAGTCAGACAATATTTTTAAATTTACGGATGTCTGTGCTTTGATTTCAAGGCCTGTAATGTGAGCAGTACACGAGCTGTAATATTTACCTGGATTAGCCGGAACCTCTGCACTGTCAATAATGACGCAGTCACTAACCTTAGCATATTTCTCAATCATAGCCGCTGCGTATATAATTCTCAAGCCGTTAATAGTCGCCCTTGAATAATCGCCAAGCCTTACAGCATACCTGCTTGAATCAGAACAGCACGAGCTCAATGTAGCGTTCACATTGTCCCTTAGCACAAAAGCAGTACAAGTTTCCGTAAGCTCTTCAAGCGAGTTCCAATAGTGACATGTAACTATATCATTTCCGCCCGGCTCAATTCCCACATCGGTGTTATATACAATAATATCTTTCCAGTAACTGTCTGTTGTCAGATTTCTGATTCCAACACTTCCAAGTATTGCCGATTCGTTAAACAGTAACAGTCCGCTTGCTACCGTTTCGATGTTGTAGCTTTTTACACCATCAGCTAAACTTCCTGCAAGAATACCTGCCACACTGAAATTTTTAATTTTAATATTTTTCAGCGAAAGATTGTGAGTACGATTATAATGTATTCCGTATTTGCCGTTATTGACATTGATTGTAATGTTCCGTATGTAACTGTTTCGTGATATATATCCGAGATTAGGGCTTTCAACATTAAGTTCAAAAGCCGCCTTATCATTACAATCGCTTTTGATAATTGCTTGTGTATCGCCGTCTATATACATATCTTTTGCCAAAATCGGCTTTGTAATCTTATATGTTCCTTTTGGAATATATACAGGAAGTCCTAAGTCAACAGCTCTTTGTATTGCGTTCGTGTCATCTGCAATACCGTTTCCTATTGCTCCAAACATTTGCGGAGTGTTGCACAACAGCTTTGCACTTATCTTTTCATTGAATATCGTCATCAGTCTTTCATATATGTCTGCGCCGATACTATCATTTACAATTATTCCCTTGTTTAAATTAATCGTCACAACATTAGTTGAAATAGTTACAGCCGTACCGTCATTATCAAACACTCCTGAAATGCCAAATTGTACTTTACTCTTATTCTTCAGTACAGCCGAAGGAATTTTAATTGCAGCTGATAAATTATTGATTTCAACCACATCGCTATGAGTTTCGTCACTCAATCCGCAGAAGAAAGTAGCCGATACAACACTGCATTTTTCCCAGTCATCACCGCCCCTAAAATTCAACTTGATTTCAGAATACTTATTCTCAGAACTAACCGGGTTAAATCCATCCTTTTTCTTCAAGGTGTTCTTATAAACAGAAAAGCAAATTGTATTCACATTATCACCTCTTATATAATTGTAAAAATTATATCCCCCTAAAACAACCCCACCGCAAGAGTTAAATAATCTCTTGCGGTGGGAATTAATTTACTTTATTTTGTTTTGATATTTTTTCAAAGCCGTTTTCGCATTCTCCCAACTTCCGTAAATTCTCGTCAATTGAGTAACAAGTTCTCTTGTGCGTTGCCTGTCATTGCCTGTAGATGCCTCTATATATTCGCCCCACAGTTTATCTGTTCTGCTTGTGCTTCTCATAGCACTCTTTATCTCCTTTTTTGTTTTTCCTCCTTTTTCTATAAGATAATTTTCAATCATACTATAGTTTTCAGTATCACCGTTAATCAGGGCGTCAAATAAATCAGAATAGCTGTACATAACAAGTTCATTTTCCTCACTTGTATCATCAAATACAGATGTACTTCCCGTTTCATCATCAGACTTTGATTCATTAATCTTATTGATTACAAATTCAGCGCCTTTTTCGTTAAACCCATTGTCAATAAGCTCCTGTTTTCGGTCCTCGTTATCTTCAATTTCAGAAACAAGTTTTGCCTCTGCACTGATAAAGCGGTCAATGGCTTTCTGTACATCTTTGCTGTCAAAGCCATAATCAATAACCTTTTGCCTGTACTTTTCGTAGTCAGCAAGATTACCGTTAGCCTTGGCAACACCCGCTTCCTCAATATCATCGTCAGCCGAAAGCGCAGTAACAATTTTGCTTTTTATGTAATCAGTAGCCTCACTTTCTGTTTTACCCTTTTCTTCTATAAGAATTTCTTTCCACATATTTTCGTAATGTTCCGCTCTTGTATCATTGCCGCTCTTTTTGTCTTCAACTATGTAATAGTGCAAGTAATCAGTATTCACATTACCCTTGCTGTCCGTAATAATTCTTCCGCTGCCTTTAGCCACATCATTGTAATAAGCATATATTGATGAGCCAAACCTTGCAAAATTAGTACCCGGAATACCCAGACAATCAAGCAATGTTTTAAGTGCGTCCAATGCTTTTCCGCTTATCAAATCCTTGACCATATCATTAATAGAATCAACACTCATAGCCTGCAAGCCGTAATAAGTCTTACCTATGTCAATAGCACTGCTTACCGCACTATACAAATAATCACCCATAGCAAAGCTGCCAAATATTCCGTTGAGCACCTCATCAAGATAGTTAAGTGCGATTTTTTGTCCGGATATATTACCCTCATCGTCAAACAAATCATCCCAACGATGATACAAACATATTGATGACAACAAAGACAAAGCGCCTAAAAGCAAATTTGAGCAAAAAGCACCGGCACAGCAAGATACAAATTTAAGTATAGCTTCTTTCCTGGCTTTCTTTGCTTCAACAGTAGAGTTATTTTTGTAATCATTCATTCTTGCTTTCATCTCAAGGAATGAATCAAGCATAGTGTTTCCTATCGCCATATTCTGCGAACGGAAAGCATTAAGCGAAAGCAATCTAAGTGCTTTATTTCTCAAATACTGCGGCTTAGAAGTAATCATATTGTTCGGCTGGGATTCGTCAATACACTTCTCGAACTGCCTTGCAACCTCTCTGTAAAAAGCATCAGTCCCCTTTTTAAGGTCAGTAGTCTGCTCTACATGAAGTTCCGCTGCATACAATAGGCTTATAACTACTCTGTTATCCATTTTGCTGACAATATCAAGAAATCCCATACCTTTGCTTGTCAAACTCATTTCTTTGCTAAGTTCGCCGATTACAGTACCATTGCCCTCTTTTCTATACCATAAATACGATGTGTACTTATTATATAAATCAACATCAACCTTGTTTCTAAATAAATTCATAGCCGCAAGCGAAACATTCTTAGCGCCAAAGTATCTGTTAGCAAGAGGAAATGCAGAAACCTGCTTTATCATAGAGCCAAAGTTAAAGGCAATCTTCATACCCATATAGTTGCTTTGAATTGTATCAAGAAAAGTATTATCTATGGTGTCTGCTCTCTGCTGTAAATCACCGATGAGTTTGTCAATGTAATGTTCTGCAGATACGCCGTATCTTTCCTTTATGGTTGATTGCAAAGTAGCTGAACCGTCAGAGTAGTTATATACTTTTTTAAAATTTTCAATCGGTATCAGCAAACCGCAGTATTCGCTTACCGATTTTACTTGTTTTACAAAATTTCTCAAAGCGTCGTCAATCACAATAGGAGTATCCGACCATTGACGCTGTTTTGTAAATCCACGACTTTTAAGTCTTGTATCGTGAAACTCGGTTTTAAGATTTTTTTCGTACTTTCCTGCATTAGGGTCAACCTTTAAAGGATAATAATCTTTTACTGTGGCAATCTTCATTCCGTTCTTTGCCATACTTACTTCATTAATCTCCTGCTTAAGTGTTTGATTATATACTTCACTTATTGCAGTAGCAAGCTCCATAAGTATCTTGTCATTCTGTACATACTTTTCAATTCTCTTAAGACTTTCAACATTAAATCTTACCTTATGTGAATTTTCATTAGCTGTTCGCTTTAATTTTTTATTGCTAAGTTCAAGGTTTGGCAGTACGGTATAGTGTCCTTCTTTATTTGCATAAGTTTCCTCTGTGCCACCAAGTAAATGAATATGGCCGCTTTTCTGTCTGTCGGTAAGGTATATAGCAAGCAGCACACCCTTAGTAATCGGCACACGCCTACCGGTTTCTACATCCCTAAAATCAAATTCCTTTACATCTTCATTCTGTATACCCTTAATTTCTTTTTCGTACTTGAGTGTAACTTCCTTAATTCTGCTTATTGCTTTCTGCTGAATTGTAATAGCCTTGTTTTCGCCCTCATGCAATCCGCTGAATAATTTATAAATAATGCTGTCATCGTGATAATTACTAAGCATTCTTCCGTATCTCACAGGGTCAAGATGAGTAGCAACAAAACTTTTACCGAGTTGCTTTGCCGGAGCTGCTAAAACATTCTTCATTTTTGAATAATCAACTCTTGCTTTATTATTTTTTACCTCTTGCATAGCCTCATTGGCAAGCTCCTTAAAGTTCTGTTTTCTGCCGTCAACAATAATCTGTACTGCGTCCCTAAGAGATTCGTCAAGCATTTTCATTGTATCATATATGGCACTTAATTCATGTGAAGTTAAAGTATATATGTTTTGACCTTCCAACATTTCAGCAAGATTTTTGAGTTGTTTATTTACCGGTTCTTTATAACTTATACTTTCAATATCAATAAAAGTATTTTGAGGTTTTTCTTTTTCTTTTTTCTCCAAATTTTTCTCCAAATCTGTAGAAGGAGTCGGTTCCGGTTTCATATTATTATATTCTTTGGCAAGTTCATCAACTCGCTCTCCGACTTCTTTAATTCTGTTCCATTCACCGAAGTATCCGGGTGTAGCATTCTTAGCGTCTTTAACGGTAAAACAACTAAGCACATCAATAATAGGTCCTTTTAAATTATCCGGTATATATTCATTATTTTTAGCCTTGCCGTCAAGCCTTTTCGTTAGTCTGTCACACATTCTTCCGAGTTTATGCAAATATTCAGTCTTATTTCTTCCCTCGTTGTACTCCTCTCTTATTGTCTTGAAATGACTTGCAATAATCGCCTTTTGTGCTTCAATAATTTTATTCCTGTATACATTTTTGTTTTTTTCTACTCTAACCTTACTTTTTTCTTTATTAAGTCGAGAAAACAATTCTCTTGAATGTTCAACTCGTTTGCGATGCTCCTCTTTTTTCTCTTGACTTAATTTAGCATTTCTCTTCCACAGTTTTATATTTCTTTCCTTTGCCTCCTTAAGCTCTTGCCTATATTGTTTATTTTTAGCTTCCGCAATTTCAGTAGCTATATTAATTGCCTCTTTCTGCGAAGTTTCAATTTCTTTAATCAACTTTTTATCTGCTTTTGTATCAGCCTTAAGTTTTTCTGTCTTTGCATTTATAATCTCAGAAGCACATTCAAAAGCCATTTGAATCGCAGCCGTTTCCGGAGTTTCATAAAATGAATTTTCGCCCTCAAAATACGGGTTCTTATATTTAGGCTTTAACACATTATTTACAAGGTCCTCAAGCCATAAGTATCCCATATCACCGTCAGCGTTTTCGTTAAGTAAGTAAGGATAATTTTCTTCAATATGCGTAATTACATCTTCAATATAATACCCTTTTCCGCTTTCCTTGTTTTTAACTGCAACATATGTTTTGCCAAACATCTTTTTGCGGTAGTTTGCTACCGAACCGTAATTCTCTTCAATCTGCTGTATATCTCGTGGTCTTATGAACAAAGTCTTGTCATGAATTAAGTCAAGTACAAACTCTCGTTCTTCACGCATAAGAGTTTTGTCATACTCACCGCTAAGCAGAATACCGCCCTTGCAGTCATTTACAAATTCTTCAAATAAATCTGTAAAATTCGCATCTTTCTTTCCTATGCTGTCAACAAAGTTCTTAAGTTGACTTGCAAGCTCTTTCTTGTAATTAGGGTTATACTTGCCTTTTATACCGTATGTCTGCATTATACTTCCGGCAATTCTTAGGTATTCTTTCTCATCAAGTTTTACATTCTTTCCCTGTGCAAGTCCGCTCTTAGCAGTTTGTGCCGCACTTTTATATATTTTCGCTACTGCTATTACAGGATTTTTTTCAACTGCTTTTTCGTAGTCAATTCCCTGCGGTGTGCTTTCATCATCAAGCCAATCATTAATGGTATCGTCTGTTGCGTACTTTATGTCGGAGGTATCTTCATCTAACTGTACTGCGGATACTTCTCCTTTAGCATTTGCATCACTTGTTCCTCTGAGGTTGCTTTCTTTATTATATCCGTAACGGCTAAAATCGCCTGTGGATATAGCTCTCGCTCCTTTTTCAGTTCTTCCCCTAATATAAGAGTAATCTGTGCTTGAATAGAATCTGACATTTTCTTTTCCCTTATAATTTTCGATAAGTTTGCCGAGTTCTTCAAAACTATAACGGTTTCTTCCATTTCCTGTTTGTACATATTTTATATCATCCTTTATTCTTTCTGCTTCATATTCATGATAAGCATTAATTTCAAATACACTGTAAATTTCAGGATCATTATATGTTCCGCCAATCGACACAATCTTGTTGTTTATTTCAACAACTCTTGTACCATCAGCAAGCATATTATCTGTCTTACCGTTTAAGCGTTTGTCTAATTCACTGAATTTTTCATTAAGCAACTTCATGTCTTCCCTGTTAAACAATCCATATGCCCATCCACGCTTATTATACACCTTGATTTCTTTATCATCAAGAGTTTCAAGGTTATCATATTTAGTAAAATCTTTATCTGTCAAATACCCTGCATCACCGCTATTAGCAAATACAACATCTTTCCTGTCAATGTCCGGACGGATGTTTTTTCTTTGCTCTTCATTGTAATCTCTTCTGGCAGAAACATCTCTTGCTTCTCTTTCTCCGCCAGTGTTATAATACATTGCCATTGCTTCTTCATCGCTGTATCCGAGATTTTCCCAATATTCCAAACTGCTGCCGTTTGCAAAATCTTCTATTCCCTGTATTGCGTGCTGAATTTCGTGAATAATCGCTTCTTTCTGCTCATCAATCGTATGCATCGGATTTAACATTATCACATTACCGTTTGAACTGTATACACCTCGATTAACCGAAGAAATCTCGTAATAAACATCTACATTCTTTAGTTGCGGATACGCTTCAAAAAGTTTTGGATGATTTATTACATCACTCAATTTCACTCCTTTTCTGTACTCAATCATTTTTTCGTCAAGATTGTAGTATTCATTTTCCTCTGCTTTTGTTGCTGTATTATTTACAATCTTTTCTTCAAGCTCTGCACTTTTAACTTTCATTTTCGCAAGTTCAATTGCGGCAGCTCTGTTCTTTTCGATATCTGTTTTAAACTCTAATTCGCTGTTATCTATCTCAAATCGCCACTTGCCGTCATATCCCTTAAACCAACCCGTTTCCTTACGGATTTTCTCGGAATCTGTACCGTCCTTTTCAAGCTCCATAGCTTTCTCAAGTGCACTCTTGTCCGCAGTTTCTGCTTTCAATCCTCCCATGCTGTATTTGATATCATTGCTACTTTCGTCATTTTTCGTATTGACATTATTTCTGTTTTCGGATATACTGTTAGTGATAGATACGCTTGTTCTATCGCTCTCAACATTTTCTGTTGTTGGGCGGTATTGCGTATCTATCTTTTTTATATCTAATTTTTCAGGTACGAAATTTATAATATCATACAGTACCATTTCGTTGCCTTTTGTAAATCCGACAATTACCTTTGCGGAATAATCATTACTTCCAACCCTTATTAAAACATCACCTCTTGCAAACTCCTTAAAGCTGTCTTTTCTTGTATGCTTTAAATCCTCATTTACATAATTTGTTGAAGCGATAATTATTTCATCAAGATTATTTGCCGTTTTAAATTTATCTTTATAAATCACAGTATCATAGTTTTTCTTGTTTTTAGAATATTTAGAATTTGTATATTCATTTCTGGTTATTCGGTTAACCTTAATAAACCTACCTTTAATAGGAATGCCGTTTGAAAATTTATCTGATATCGTATTCTTAACTGTTTTTACCCAGTCTGATTTTTTTACACCTTTGAGAATGTCATCATTAATTACTACAACCGGACTATTATCTGTGGTATATCCAATAGAATATTTGATATCATTGCTACTTTCGTCATTTTTCGTATTGACATTTTTAGAATTTTGAGATATACTGTTATTAAAGAATCCATATGTGGAACTACTGAGTAACGGCAATTGGAGCCTATTGACTCTCAGCCACATATGGGTTCTTTTTTTATTTGGTTCAACATACAAAATTTTACTTTTGTTAATAAAGTTTTGCAGATTTTTTTCTTTACCATAAGCACTTGCTACCTTGATAACATTTAAATTTTTTCCGCCTCTATCGGTTGGATTTAACTCAAGTGCAACAAGCACAGGATTGTTTTTGCTGTCATATACATCACCAAATAAAACAAGTCTGCCATTAACAGTATTTGACTCCATTACAATAATCGGATTTTCAAGTATATTAGGCACCTGCTTTATTATACTGTCAGTCATTTCAGGATGCTTTTCCTTTATTTTTATTATTTTAGAACTGTCCCAAGTAATATCTTTATTGTTTACTCCTAATTTTCTTAATACTCTTGAAGTAGAACCTACTCTAAAAGCAAATCCCGTCGACTTCTTATCCCATTTATCATATTTTTCAGCAAAATGTTTATCAATACTATACTTAACATTCTCAACACCCTTACCGGTGTTATTTTTTTGCTCATTTGTAATTACTTCTTCACTTTTTGCCTTAATGTTATCCGCTGCATCGCTAAACATTTCTGCAAGTTTGTCAAGCGCCTTTACATCATTTACAAATGCTTGAGCTGCTTCGTTTGTTGTATGAGTAATGATAAACTCTTTAATTTTGCTCGCAAGATTTTTTATTGCATTTGCAAGTTTTTGAAGAACCCCCTCATCTGCTTTTGCAACCTGCAAAGCCTTATGCATTGCACTTTCATCACCTGCAATAGCCATAATGGAGTTGCAGACAATTTCTTCTATGCAATCCTCGTTTGTGGTCAATCTGTCACCGTAATTAATCTTAACATTATCAGCCATTTTCATTACATCGTGACCGCTCGCATACAGATAGTCCACAACAAAGTTTCTTATAAGCCTGTAATCTTTCGGACTTTCCTTGCGTATGGAATGCATACTCTCGTGCATTGCAACAGGTAAAATATAATTGCCGTCAAGGCTTGCTCTTATGTATATTTTACCGTTTCTAAAATCAATTCTTCCGTTTTCGTCCATATCGGCAGTGAGTATAATCTCCTTGCCTGTCATTTCACTTAATTTTTCAAGTGCAAGTCTTGTACCCTCATTAAGGTTTACCGTTTCCTCGGCACTCTTCTCAACATACACATTAGCCTTTACATTTGAACTTCTGTCTATTCTCGCAAGTTTTTCTTCATTGTTGAAGAATAAATCAGAATCTTTATTGCCCGCCTCAACCGCAAGCATTGCTCTCTGCGGACCGATTGCGTCAATATATTTCCCGTAATATTTCATTGCGGCTACTCTGTTATAACGGGCTCCCATTTTTCCCGCTTCGTATAATTGTGTAAATGTATCTATATAATTATTAATATTGCTTTCTTTGCCTTTAAAATTAACATAATCGCCATATTCCTGCACAAGCGTGCCCGCACCGTTTGTATCAAAGTTTTTCGCAGCATTCATAAGACTTTGATATTCCGGAAGATTAAAAGTCAAACTGTCTGCATTATATACCCTGCCGTCATCAGCAATAACACGCACCTTATTATCCGCTTCTCCGTAATATCTCGCACTGCTTTCAAATCCTACAATAACAACACTCTTGCCTTTATTGTCTGTTGCCGTAATGCCGTTTTTATGACTGTTGCCAAAGTTATATTTTATATGTTCTGTAATCTCTTCCTTGCTTACAGTGTTGATATTCTCTTCATTTGCGGTAACTCCGTCATTTTTTACATCAGTGTTCTCACTAATCGTATTTTTTAAACTTTCAGCACCGATAAGCTTCATAAGGTTGCCAACATCAACGCTGTTTACCTTGTAGTTCTTGTTGCCGCTCATTTTCTTTTCAATTGATTTTGCAATACTGACAGCCTTTTCACTACCGCTGTTTTTTGCTTGTTCCAAAAGCAGATTAATGTCAAAGTTCTCATCTGACATAACCTCTTTGCCAATCTCTTCCGCACTCTTTTTCATATCAATATTGGTGTTTATTTTGCCTTTGGCATAACTTATGCCGCTTACCGAACCGCCAAGCACACCGCCACTTACCGCACCGCCTGCTGCATCAAGTAACACCTGTTTTCCAAAATTCTCTGCACATTTTGCTGTTGCTTCCTCTTTTGTGTAACCCTCATCAATGTACCCCTGGTATTCAAGTACTATAGATGACATATTACCGTTAATAATACAGTCTGTCATAGTATTTGTAATAGTGGTTAATCCCTCCTCGCTTGCTTCCGTAAACATCTGCTTTCCTGCATTTTTTAAAACACTTTTCAAGCTGTCGGGACTTACCGCTTCAAATGCTTTTAAATTTTCAATACTGAATTTTTCGAAAAATGCTTCTGCAATACCTGCCGCAACACCGGTCATAAGTGCATTAGAGGCTTTACCTGTATTTTCATATGCGTCTTTTGCCGCTGCTGTTCCTGCCTCTGTCGAAAGCAAAACCATTTGCAGACCTGTACCGACACCGGGTACAAGATTGAGCGGTAAGGTTGCAGCAAAGTCAGCAAGGCTCATACCTGTTTGATATAAAAATGACGCAACCTTGCCGGCAGTTTCATTCCCGATATCCGCACCTATTTTGTCAGATACCGTGCTTCTTACAGTATTAACCCTTGCCGCTGCGGTATCATATGTATTAATCCATTGATACTCTCCTGTAACATTTTCCGCAATACCCGCACCAATATACTTAAAAGCGTCACCTACAGAGCCAACGGCATTATCAAGTACACTCCACGCACTCGCACCTACAGGATTGTTCATTGCGTCCTGTTGAATTTTCTGCAAGTTTTCAATAGATGCCTGCTCCTGCATAGCTCTGTCATAATAAGTGTATAATGCTTTCGGATCATATCCCTCGTTTGCAAGATTGTTAAAGTTCTCAACAATTCTTTGTTCCTGCTCAGGAGTGTATTTATTTCCGCTTTTTAAATCAATTCTCACAGCCTCATCATTATCAGACTTTCTCTGTTCAGAGTTTTTCTGATAAGCATAATACTGCTGTACAATACTCCTTACCCTTGCGTCACTTTCAAGAATATCCTTAGTCTTTTCTTCATACTCTTTTTTTCTTAATTTACTTTCGTATTTGCTTATTTCATTTAGTTTAGAAATAATACCGTCATCAATTTTTCTATCGCTTTTTGATGCAGTAGTGCCATTACTCTCGTTTTCCTTATATATATGATATAAATAAGCATGTTCAGCTTTTGCTTTTTCGATCTCTTTCTTGTAATCCTCACTTGTTGCAAACTCGTCCGCATGACTTTCAAGCCATTGTCTTTCTTCTTCACTTACATAAGGCGCATGCTTCATATATCCTTCATATGTCTTTGGAGTGTCTTTATATTTTTCCTCGTAATACTTTTCTTTTCCTTTGCTTTCGGCAATTCTTTCGGAATCTTGAGCTTCATTCATTCGTTTTTCAATTTTATCTCCTGAATCAAAAAAGCCCGCTTGCTTTTGTATTGCCAATGCGTCTATTGCCTTTTCTGTATTTTTAACATCTAAATTTTTGTAATAATTATAATCCGCCTTTGCCTTATCAGCCTCTTTTTTATAGTCCTCGGCTGTTGCATACTGTTCGGCTTGCTTTTCAAGCCATTCCCTTTCGTCACTGCTTACATACTGAGCGTGCTTCATATACCCCTCATAAGTTTTTGGAGTATCCTTATACTTCTGTGTATAATATTCGTTTCGTTCCGACTGCTTGTTTATGCTTTCAATTTGATTTTCAACAATATTGTTACGAACAGTAAACAGTTTCTCTGCACCGGGTAAATATGCAGGTGCATTCTTTTCAAGAGTGTAATGTTTTACTCCGTTGGAATCTTTCGTTCCATTTGGCACAATACTTAAATTACTGTCTTCGTTCTGTACATGATTAAGATTTGTACTGAAAAAATTATTTCTCTGCTTCGCAGGACTTTGATATTTACCTGTCACTATATCTCTAAGCTTTTGATTAAGTCTTTCACTCTCTGTCTTATCAATATTACTAATCATTTTTTCCTCCTATATGTTAATTCCCAATTTGGCAGCAATATACGCTACATCATCTTTAGATATATGGCCCTTATCAAAACCAATCTCAAGCTGCTTTTTCGTGAACGCCTCGTTTGCATACGATACATTTCCGTTTTTATCTTCTTTCTTCAAATAAGCATTAATAAAACTTTCTGCAATACCGTTATTGTACTTTTCATCATCTGATGTAACGCCAATCTTATTGTATAAATAATCTCTTTCGTCACTGTTAATTCTTCCTGCCTCAAGTGCTCCGTCAATGTACGCCTTAGAGTATGTCACATAGTTGTTAATGCCTTTCTCATCATATTTGTCCCCGTCTTCCTTAAAGTCATTCTCCGTAACACCCATAGCAGCAAATACCGCCTCGGCATTTCTCGTTTTTCCCTTGTTCTCATCAGCCTTTTGCATTTCACTCACTCTCGCAAGCCAGTTGTTATATGCGTCCTCGGATTTTGCATATTCTATTTTCCTGTTATTTTCAGCTTCCGCCTGTGCAATCTGGGCCTTACTGTCAGCACTTTGTGTGTTGTAAATGTATCTGCTGTTTTCAGCGTTTCTCTCGTCCTCAATTCTGTTCTGTTCAGCATTCAGCTTAGTTTCGTATATATTGTTGTTAAGCTCGTTAAGCTGTAAGTTGCTCTGTCTGTCTGCAACATATCTGTTATATAAAGCATTAAGTCTGTTTTTGTAGTCCTGTTCGGTATCTCTGCTTCTGCTGTAATTCGTACTGTCAAGCTGAGAATATATATTGCCTGTATTAGCAAGCCTGTTCTGTTCAGCGTTGTAGTCAAGCTGCGCCATCTGCTTGTAAGTCGGCACTGCGTCGCTCACATTCTCCATCTGCTTATTTGCAACCTCACCCGCCACTATATCCGCATAGCTCGGTTCATACCCGTTCGCAAGCTGTACGGCTGTTTGTCTGCTTAACTGTACGCCCGTCTGCGTGTTGTCTTTGTACTGTTCAACATATTTTTGGTAGTCCTTGTCATTGCTCGTATTATAGTCAAATCCTCTGTTGCTAAGCCAGCTGTTAATAGCTGTATCAATCTTATCACCGTAAGAACCACTGTATGTTCCGCTTTCCGTCGCCGCCTTTGCTGCATTGTCCTCAGCCACATCCAAATACTTCATATCTTTTCCCATATGTTATTCTCCCAATCATTCTGCAATTTACCGTTCAAATAATTATAATAAGCGTCATTCTGCCTTTTTGAACTGTCAATACTCGCCTGCGTATCAGCAGAAACATTATTGTGCTCATACTGCTGTTCTGCAAGGTTTCGTATATTACTCAAATTGCTTGCCGCTGCCGACATCTGAGCCTGCCACCTCGCAAGCTCATTTTGGAAGTTACTCATATCAAGGCCCTTGCTTGTGCTGTACTTATTTTCGTAATATGTCATAAAATCGTAGTCATCCTGCACCTTATCCCTGTATCTTTGATACTGTGCATTATCAAAGCCTTGCAATGTACTTATCTTATTAAGCGTATCCTCCTGCTGACTGCTCCAATTTTGATATGCACTGTTCTTAAGACTTGGTATTTTGTTTTGCAGCTCGTCCATAAAGTTGTTGTATTCTTTCTGTCCTGCCGCCTGAGCATATGAGTTTGTGTAGCCGCCTGTGTTTGCAGAGTACGAACCTTGCACATTCTCCTGCTGTACTTTTCCCTCACGCTTGTATTTATCGTTATACTGCTGATACTCAGAGCTGTCATCTGCGTTAAACTTAAATTCATTGTTCATATACTTGTCCGCAAGACTATTCAAAGTATCACTGTAGCTGCTCTTATATCCGCCGTCTATTCTGTTTTTGTACGAATTAGCATAATTATCCGCTTGCGCTCTTGCCTGCTTTGTAGGCGTGCTTTCCGCAAATGTGGGCGCATTGTTTGCAACATTGTTGTATGCTCTTGTAGCGTCATTCACGCTGTTTGCGTCATAAATGTTATATGCCACTCTCATCGTCCCCTTTCGTGCTTATATTCTTCAAAAAGTCCTCGCTCATATTATCCGTATCAAGACTGTAAAGCACTCCCGTAAGCGCCTCGTAAAGGTCTGCAATGTAATTCCTCAGCACACCCGGATCATTGCTCGCAGGCGGAGGGTCAATTCTAAGCACTGCCATTATCTCACCGCACTTCCTTTCTGATATGTAATGTTAATGCCGTATATCTCACAATACCCCACACCTTCGATTTTAAGTCTTAAAAATTCAGCTCTCCTAAGCGGCACAGGTATCACCCTCGGCTTTTTCTCATCGTAATATATCCTATACAGCTCGCTCCATTCGCCGCTTTCGCTAAACCTCGCAAGCACTCTTACCTTCGTGTCCTTTTCAGGCTTAATCCCTATTGCAACCTTGCTTATAAACTTCGTGTCAAAGTCGCTGTCATACATATCTCCGGTTTCGCAGAACCACTCAAAACTGTTTTCAATTTCAAGTTTCTGCTTAGTCAAATATGTCTGCAACAGTGTTACATCTCTTGCGTCAATACTGTTGTCATCATTAACATCAGTTGTTTCAATCTGACTTTGCTTTAGTTCTTTCTCAGCTGCTATATAATCTTTAAGTAACTGCAAATCATCAGCAGTTACCACACCGTCATCATCAACATCGCCGTATATTCTGCCTGTACCGTCTTCAAACTCTTTTCCGCACTTTTTTGTATCGTAATACATAATGTTGTCAAGCAAGCTGTTTTCGCTCTCAACACACACAATATAGTTATTCTCATCATTCACATAGTACATCGTATCATTATATGTCGCTGTACAAAGCATTCTCGTATCGTCTTCCTTGTGCCATAAACCTTTCTGCACATCAAAGCAAAACATCTCGTTTCCACCCTTAATGTTTTCAAGACTTACATAGTATTTGCTCTTGTGCTTTCCTGCCACAGCGTTTCTGTACTTTTCGTTTCCAAACGCACTTTCCGAAATCAACACAGCCGTACCGCCTGAGTATTGTGCAATTCCGTTTTTCGCTTTATACAGCAGATAATCTCCCATATTCACTACGCTTTGCCTGCTGCCTTTCTCAACTCCGCTAACCCTGTATGTTGTAAGAGTAAAATTAGATGGCTTTGTGCCATATATTTTCAGTGCGTAATTCTCCTTAAAGAAAATAACAGAACTGTTCATCTTTGCAATTCCTGTAAATTCACCCTCAACCCCCACAGTCAGCGCAAAGCTGTCCGTTGCTATGCCGTCACTGTACGCATACCAGTTTTCACAGTCACCGAGCTTGCAGGCATATATCTCATTACTCTTACTTGAACATCCCCACAGTCTGTTGTCAATTTCCATTATCATGCCGGTTTCCAAATCAGGCATAATTCTCTCAACATTAATTATTCCGCAGTATGGTACACTTGAATCTATGTTTGCTTTAATTACAATGTAATCAGGAGCAACATCATATAACTTAAAAAATTTGTTATTAAGTGTTTCAACATAACTGTTATCTTTATCCCATTCGGTTTCTCCGACATTGTGTTCAATGCCTGAAATCTTCACAAAATCCCCGGTTTTTAATCCTTTTCCAATTCCCTCGGCACTAAGTTTCAGGTAATAACTTTCAAGTACGGTAAAATATTTTAATTTTCCTCCGTAATAATCTTTATTCTCTTCTTCACTTGTGCACATCCATAATTTACTCGGCACACTTTTACATTCCTCAATCGTATCGCCTACTTCAATTTTGCTTATAAACTCTGCATAGTTTGCTCCGCCTTCCTTTCCTTTTTGCTCACTGCTGTCCGCAAAATTAATGTAAGCCGCAATCAACATCACCTTTTTTCTTGGCTTAACGCTTGTGTTAAGCGCAATTTTGTCAATCGAACAATAAAAGCCGTAATACTCGCTGTCCTGCGCAGCCTTGCATTGTATTCCATTATTATGCACTTCAATATCCGTTACCGCTCCGCTGCTAAGGTTTACATACTTTTTATCAGGAAAAATCAATACATTGTTGCCGTATTGGACAAGTTGATGTTCTATTTTTGTATCATACTCATATCCCTTAATCTCAATAAGTCTGCCGTTGTTGCACAAATAGCCTCTGCTGTCAAGGTAAATAAGTCCGTCATTAGCGCATATCACATTACTTACAATCCTTGCACTTTCTCTCGCAGTAACTCTTGCCCTGTTCTTCCTCGGCGAAAGAATCGGAAAATTGTCACCGCTCATATTCTTCATATCCTTAAATTCCGTATACAAAGTAGTGCTTGATGTAGACACTCTCGAAAATCCTGTATTGCTTGTCCTGTTTAAACCTTTAAATACAGTTATCTCACTTGTCGCTCTCCTTACATTTTTAAGCTCCGGCAACATTCCTTTCACCCCTTACATATAATATCTGTTATACCTTGTCTGCCTGTGCGTTCTGTACCAATAGCTTGTAAAGTCATTTAGTAGGTCTTTATACACTATACTGTCATTCACATATCTTTCGCTGTCCTCGTACTGTAAATCAATCATACTTGCACAAAACGCCTCGTATATTCCGTCATAAGGTGCAGGCACAAGCAGCTCTTTTCCTCTGTCCGTCTGCAAATCATACTTTCCATACTCTCTTGCAATCTCATTTCCGCCCTCTCTGTTTGCTGCAACATTCAAAACAATGTACATCTCAACCTTATTTATATCTGCAATAATCTGCTCATCACTCACCGCATAATCTCTCTTGAGCCTTTTCACATTGTCAATTACCTGTTCAATAGTCATCAATATCACCCCATACGCAAAACGGACGATAGCCACCGCCACCGTCCGTTTTACTATTATTAGAGATTTCCAAATGGAACTTGTTGTTAAATTCTTTCCTCGGCAATAGCGTCCTCTGCTTCCTTTGCTCTTTTGCTCTGAATGCCGAGTGCAATCGCCTGCTGTTCTTTAGCGTTGTCGATAATTTCCTTTGCCTTTTTTGGAATAGTCACCGTCTGACCCTTTGGAATAATCGACTGCACGCCGTTAATGTTAAGCTCAAGGTTCTTGTTGCTCTTTAGTGAGCCCATATCAATATGTGCCTCAACTATCTCCTCTGCCTCTTCATTTGCCTTTTTCACAAGCTGTAAAAGTCTTTTTTCCTCGGTTTTTTCCCTGTCATCGGCTTCAAGTTTTTCAGCGTCCCTCTGTGTCTGCTTAGTAAGCAGAGCAATCGTTGCTTTCATTTCTTCCTGTTGTGCAAGAATACTGTCAAGCTGTGACTTGTCAATCTCAATCTTCTCACCCTCGGCAGTAACCTTTTCCGCTGCTTTAGTTGCCATCACTCTCACTCCTTACGCTGTAATTTTTGTTGTGCTGAGCTTGCTCGCACTCTCAATTCTCACCATGCAGGTCTGTGCAATAATGCCAATGCCATGTGTGCACTTCCAACCCTGCGTAGCTCGCTGGTCGAGCGGGTCAGTAGCACCGCCTGAGCCGAGCGGCTTAATAATGGTCTTCATACCCTCGCCCTCAATCTCAAGCACCTCGTACGCCTCTTTACCGAGCAAGAGTGTGCTGTAAACATCAATGCCCTCAGCACCTGCTTTCTTGAACACACAAGACATATTCGACTTCACAAAACGAATGTTGCCAATCATACCGATTTCGCCTTTAAAAATTCTCTCAGTTGCCGAGTATTTTGTAACCTCGATAAAGTCTTTAGAACGCATAAGGTCATACTTTACATTCGGGTGAATAATCGCTACAAAACTGTCGCCAATCGGCTCGGCATTCTGCATTTCAAGGTAGTTTAATCCTCTGTAAAGCACATCAACCGTAAGGGTAGACAGCTTAGTAATACCCTTTCGTGTGGTTACCTCGGTTTCTGTACCGTCACTTGCAACCGCAGGTGCGTAAATAACCGATGTACCTGTGTTAAGTGCCGCTGCGTCAATCTCCTCGAGTGTTCTGCCGCTCTGACTTGCAAGCTCTTCTGCGTCATGCACAAGAATATCATCACGGCTTGCAAACTGTGCAAAATCGGTCACAGGAGTGTACGCACCGTACTGGTTTACCGGAATTTCAATGTAATAGAAATTCATCTGATTACCCGGAGGTGTAACACCCTCGGTAAGCGGTGTAGTTGCAGTCGGGTACGGTGTAAGACCTCTGATGTTTACAATACCGCCGTTATGTTTTGGGAATGTTTCCCTCTTGCCAAACTGAGCGTGCACCAGCTTTTCCTGATGGTTTTTCAGAAACACTCTGTTGTAAAACACCGCCTTTTCGGGTGTAAAATCATTGCCGCTTGTTTCCTCAGTGTTACCGTATGCGTTCACCACATAGCCGTTTGAGCGGTTCACACCACCTGCGTCTACCGTAACATCAAAGAGATTTAATTTAATTTCAATAAACTTTTTCATATCCGTTCCTTTCCCGAAACGGCGTCTTATCTCGGAATATGTGCCGTTCCGTTCTTAATGTTCTCTACGAGCGTATCAAATTCACTGTCGCTCATATCTTTTACACTCTTCGCCACAGCTCTTGAACTTCTCTGATTAACATTCTCGCTTATTCTGTTAGCATTAGCCTGCATATGTTTTGTTGCGGCATTCATCGCAGCTTTAGCTGTTCTGTTCACCATTTGCTGCCTCAGTTCATCAGCGTGCGCCATCTCATATGCGAATGTTGTGTCAAACACTTCATCATTTTTGCCTGTGGACTTATTTTTCTCCGTATTTCTCTTAGCAATAAAATCAAGCGCAGCCGCAAATGCAGGATTATTCATCTCTTCCTGCAAATTAAAATCAGGGTAAGTTTCTCTTGTTTTCAGCGCCATGTTTTGCAGTCTTGTATCAAGCTCTGCCATCGCCTTTTCCTGTCTTAATCTGTTAAGCTCTTCCTTGGTTTCATTTACTTCTTTGTCGCTGAAATACTTATCCTGCAGTTCTTCGGCAGTCATACCGCTACCAAGCGCTTTTTCGCTAAAGTAGCTCGAATCACCCTTTACAGCCTCAAGTAAAGCATTAGTATCGTTGCTGTCAATATTATATTTGTTCGCAATAATACTCAAAATCTCATTGTCGGTACTTACTTGATTTTTAAGCGTGTCAATCTGATTTTTCGCTTTAGAAAATCTCTCAGAAAATGAAGTGTTCATCTTCTTGCCAAACTGGTCTTTGTACTTGCCTTTAATCAGACTTTCAAATTCCTCGTCAAGATTTTCCGCCTGCTGTCTTTCTGTACTTTCAGCCGCAGGTTCTTCCCCTTCCTTGTAGCCGTAAGCATTCTGATAGCTCTCAAGCAAATCATCACTAAGCCCGAGCCTCTGCGCTTTAGCTTTGGTTTCCTGCTTTATTTCAGTTTCCTGTGTGCCTGTGGTAGCACCGCTGCCATCACCTGCCCCTTCTCCGTTTCCGTCTGCTGTTCCTGCACCTTCACCGTCAAAAAGGTTAATAATGACCTTCGTATATTTTTCCATAAGTTTCTCCATTCTCTCGTCTTTCCGAGGTGTCCTACCGTCTTTCCGGCGTGCCGGGCGATAAGCTCCACTCACTCTCACCATTATATTTTAATTATAATATTTCGCTGTTTTTAAAAACAACCCCACCGTTTTTAATTTCAATCTCGTCACGATAGTTTTCCTTAAACATCTCAAGGCCTGTCATAATCGCCTCAATCTTCTGTCTTAACTTAAGCTCAAATACCATTCTTTCGCATACGCATTTAATTTTCACATCGCCGTACTCGTATACAATCTCAGGTTCTTCAAGTCTTGCCTCTGTGTCTTTAACAATCTGTACAAGCGTGCTCACAAGTGCACTTACACTCACGCACACATCGTGCGTACAGTGACCCTTGCATTCAAATTCAAAAATTGCTGTGCTCGGCTGCTCAAAATCAAACTCTATCTGCGTCTTTATCTCTGTCATACCGCTGCACCTCCATTCATAACCGCATTATTCCGAGCCTGCATAGGATTTTGATTTACTGCCTCTTTGTTTGCAAGCATTTCACTCATCATCTGATTTTTGTTGTATAGCTCCTGAACCGTCAGCTCAAGGGTCTGATTTTTCTTTATCATTTCCTCTACTTTTGTCTTCCCCTCAAAGCTCATACCCTCAAGGGCAATCAGCGCAGAATCTGCATTCTGCGGATTAAAAAATCCGAGCTTGTAAAGGTTCATCATCATTTCATTGCTTGCAGCCGTTGCAAACGGGCTCGCTTTCTGCGCTTTTACTTTAATGTCAAAAATCGGCATACGGTCAAATATCTGTCCGCTTTCATCTGTCTGCTGTTTCATAAGCTGCGAGTTGTCAAAATCAATGTACTCTGTCTTGTTGTCCTCTCCCGTAATTCTGTAAAATCTCGGTAGAGTGTAAAACTGCCTCATCAATTCAATAATGCAGCTGCAAATTTCTGTAAATATATGATAACCGCTCTTATTAATATCCCTGCTTATCTTTCCGCCTGCCTCTTGCAGTGCAGCAATAGCAGAACCGGATGTAACTCCTGCCGCACCTGCGCCGTTGCTTGCGTCATTTGTACCCGTAGTTTCCTTGATTTCGTTAATAAGCGCATTATACATATTGAGCGCACCTGCCGCAATGTCTTTGGTTTCAAACGGCTTTGTTGCGTTCTCAACACTCTGCGCCTCAATAAAATCCTTGCTCAAATCGTTAAGGTCAGCAATATTAAGTCCTGCATTTGAATTAATAATGCTCCTCGTCTGAGAATTTACCTTTATGTTCTTTAGAATATCTCTTTTAAGCTCATCCAAATTGCCCTGACAGCTCCTGCAAATGTCAACAAATGAAAATCCTGCCGGAGTATCCCTCAGCTTAAACAAAGGATCAAGGAAAAACGGATAAAGCCCATGGTTATACAGTCCATTCGGGTACTTTTCAGGCTCGTTCTCCGTAGCCTCAAGTACCTTTTCCCCGCAAAACTTCACAAAGTGCAGTACGCCGTTTTTCTTGTAGTACCAATCTATAACCGCTGCTTTACCGTTTTCCTTATTGCTGTTGTCATAAGTTCTGTAATTCTCAAGTCCCATTGTACTTGAGCTTACATCTTCAAGCTGTGGATACATCTCCTTGACTTCCTCAAGGTCATAAAGCCGCACATAAAACACATTTCTGCTGTCCTGTATATCCTCAATAAACGGCTCCCAAAAAAGGCTCAGAATATCCGCCTTGCAAATTTCTACATCGCCAACGCCATTATCTTTTTTTCCGTTCCATACTACCGCATACGCACCTGTACCGCCGACAAGTTTGTCTGTGTTTACTTCACTGTAAACTTGTAAAAAGCCGTTGCGCTCAAGTACACACGGCATTACACTGTTAAGCATCTTAGCCGTTTCCTCGTCATCTCTCGCTCTCGGCAAGAAAACAGGTTCGGGAAAATTGTCCATCAGGTCTGCATGTTTGTTCATAATCACATTAAGCGTCTGACCTCCCATGCGTTTCGGAATCAGTTCATTTCTTATGCTGCCGTCCTCACTTTTGTACTTTTTTTGCTTATCGTTATCTGTGTAAAGCAAATTGTATGTATCAAAATTGTTCTTGTACCGCACATCATAGCTCTTCTTACTCGCTATGTAGTCATTAAGCACACTTCTCGCCTTTGCAATCTCTTCGCTTCCAATCGCCTTTGTACTGCCCTGAGCCGCTGCTTCATCGGTTTCATCGTCTGCACCGCCATTTGCCACTGCATTAATGTCCCTACTTTTTACTACCGCATTAAAACTTTTCTTTGGGTGCACACCCTCCGCCTCAGCCGAGTATGTGCGTATCGGCATAATAACGCCGTTCTCATCTCTCTTTACTTCCATTTTCTCCTCCTTATTTCCTAAAAAATATTACTTCTGTCAAGCGGATCAAACTCCGGCACCTGCTCAAGTGCGTTCCTGCGTGGATTAATTACATTCATCATCATCGCATATCTCGCCTCATCATATTGGTGGTCCTCTCCGTCTGTATCAATATCCTCAACATATTTTTCAGAGTACACAAGGTTCGGTATAGTGCGTATAAACTCCCTGCAGCTCTTGAAAATGTAGTACATCGCAACGCCGTCATTGTCAAAAGCAAGGCGGTAGTGGAATTGCATAAGTCCTGCTATACGCTCATTGTCCCCACGCTCCCAATAAATACCGTACTTTGCCATACTTGCCGCAATGCTTGCGCCGCTGCCGTTATCCGCAAATATTGCAGGGTCAGCAACACCCATTATTTTCCTGCCCTTAAGATTTTCGTCATTCTGCTCAATCTCTCTTATCTCCTGAGCAAGTTTGTCAAAATTCTTTTTAAGTCCTGTATTCGGGCTGTTTTTCGCACAGCCGTAGTATTCTCGTATGCGGTAATACCGACCGTCATTATCCACAGCGTGCCACCCGACCGAAAACGGCCTTGTATATCCCCAGTCAAAACTGCGTATAATCTTCCAGCCCCAGGGAATTTTAAAGTCATTAATCACATGAGTAAATCGCCTGTCATTGTAATGCTGCGGATCGTCCGTAAACTCAGTAAATACCTGCCCTTCAAAGCTGTCCCAACTGCCGTAAAGGAGTGCGTTCCTTTCCGCCTCGGGGCGGTCTGCAAGCCTCTTGAGGTACATCGGGTCATTTTCAAGCAATTTCTTATTATCAAACACGCTTGACGGTACAAACACCTTCGATTGCCAATAGCTTTTCAGCGTACCGTCAGGCTGTTTTACCGCTAACTTTTTCCAAATCGTAGTAAACGGCTTTCCGGCAGTAACAAATTCTTTCTTAACCCAACCGTGCCCCACACCTCCGGGGTTGCCTGTTGCTCGTACATACACCCTTGTGCCCGGGCCGCTTGCTCTGTTTCGTGATTTCAAATAGCTGTACTCTTCAAAAGTAAATTGTGTCAACTCGTCAAAGCCGATAAAATCATACTGCAAGCCCTGATATTTAAACTTATCCTGCGTGCGAAAAAGCGACCCGAATTGAACCTTAGCACCACTTGGAAATGTAAATGTGTGCTTCGTGTCATTAAATTTAACATCTGCACAAAGTTTAGTGTAATAATCCCTCGCTCTTTCAATCAACTGCTCAAGTTCTGGTACAGTTTTTCTCAAAATCAAGCCCCTGTAGTTTGGCACTTTCACCTGTCTTACCGCTTCAATCACGAGATAATCCGATTTCCCGCCGCCTGCCGCACCTCCGTAAAAACCCTCGTCCTCTCCACGGCTCAGCATAAGCCGCTGCTTAGGTTGCGGTATCCATATCACTTCGCTCTTCATTGAGTAATTCCTCCTCGGGCGGTATCAACAATTGCATAGCAGGCAGTTCAATAATCCCCACTTTTTTCTCATTTTCGTTTTGTTCTGTACCTGCAAGCACCTGCTTAATGTTAAGCAAACTCTTCGATATTTCCGCTATACTTTTTGTGTCCACAAGCCCCTTGTAGATTTCTATATCCGTTTCCCTTGCGGTTTCCTCAATTTCTTCTGCCTGCCCTTTATCGTTAACGCCCTCTGTCTTTGTCTTTTTCGTTCTCACAGTTACTTTTTCACGCCTGTCAACTTCGTCAATAGCTCTGTTAATCTTTGCAATCAGCTTGCTTGCAGCAGAACATACACGCTCAATGTCGCTTACGGTCTTTCGCACATTCTTGTCATTGAGCTTTTTCGCCACCTTGTCCGCCGCTTTCTTGTGTTGTTTGCGCTTTTCCGCTGCCCATTTTTCTTTTACACTCTTTTTCTGCACAGCAGAGGCACTCACACCGTATTTTTTCGCAATATTTGCAAGACTTATTTCGCCCGTTACATATTCAGCTTTAATTTTTTTCCAATCAATTCTCTTTTGATCACTCATCTGCACCACTTTCTTTTTTGCTTTTTGCTCAAATTTAACTACATCTACTTAAATTTTAAAGCAATCTGCGACCAAATCAACCCCACCGCCCTGCTATCCTCTTATCACACGCAACCATTCAAATCCGTCGCACACATATTTCATAAATTTATCATTCTAATAGCGTAGCTATTAATTTTCAACTTAAAACCAATAAAATCAAGCATAATTTTAAACATTAATTTAAGCGTGCGAAATAAATCACACGCTTTTCTCATTCTTTGTATCTTTCTTCATTCATTTTTGCAATGCAGCACCCACGCCAGCATTTGCAGTTGCAGAAATTAACTTCATATTCTTGCCGCTGCTTTTTCGTTTCAAATTCAAGTGTGAGCTTAACAACTTCCTCACAAAACCCCTCACATTTTATTCTCATATCCCCACTTTTGCAAAAAAATGGGCAAATTGCTTTCGTACTCTTGTCCACCATTTCGTTCACCCCCCTGCACCAATAAGCCGTCCGCAGACAGCTTGTTTATGAAATATCAAATTTTTCATATGCAAGAGGTAAAAATGCAAAGTACCAACTTGCTCCGGTTATCTCATTGTAATTATAATTATCATCATCCTTAAGCAAAAAGTATCCGTCAGGAATTTTTATCATTTCACCACGCTCAAGTTTCTTAATCTCCCTGCGCCCTGCCTCTTTTACAGTAACATCAGGCTTTTTAAGACATCTCGCTGTCCTTATTCTCTTTTCTCCGGCCACATCTTTTGTTATGTACTCTGCAAGTTTTTCATAATATCCGCTCTGATACAGTGCAGTAAAGTTTATTCCGTCATACTCCCAAAACTTCTGTACAAACTCAAGTGCTTCACGCTCAACAATAATGTGCATATGCCAGTTCTTTCCCAGCTTTCCACACTCCGTAAACGATATGTACTTAAACTTTTTTCCAATTTTGCGAAAAGCGTCACGCATTTTTCTTTTCCATTTGCTTGCAATCTTTTCAAATTTATCTTCCGTAAGCTCCGCCCTTGGCACGCTCAGCCTTACAAAATAGTCACCGCTTGTAAAATTGCAAAGTATAAGCCTCTGCATATTTTTGATTGCTCGCATTCTGTTAGCTCTTTTTTGCTTTTCGGGTGTAAGACTTTGATTTATTTTTCTGCCCCCGTAATTTTTCCCGATTTTGCGAAAGGATCTGTAATATTCAATTTCAGTGAGCGGACCACTTTTTATAGTTCTTTTGTATGTAAACATTATATTATATATCCTTTCTCAAAGTTCGTCACTTAAATAATTGCTTTAGCAGGAAAGTCAAGCGGCTCAAAGGCCGCTTTTTTTCTTTCCGTTACATCTCAATTTTCGCTCTGTTTTATCTCGCCATATGCGTCCTTATACGTTTTCAGCTGTCCGCTCAGGTATATGTTCTGTTCAATCGCCTTGCACAAGTTCACTTCATTGCTGCTGTATGTATCATTAAGATTCTTAAGATTTCCATACACAAGGTTCAATTTTTCTCTGTACTTTCTGCAAGCCTTTACAGCTTTTTCTTTTTCATCTGCGAGCTTTTGTGCCTCTTCCGACATTTCATCCATCAACTTGTCCCTGTGAGTAATGCAGCTTTTCAAGTTTTCTATCTCTTCCTTTGTTTCCCTTTTATCAATTCTGTGAATTCCATAAGAGATAAAAGAATAAGCCGCAAATAGTGCAATTACAATAACCACGTACATTCTCTAACCCACCTTTCTATAAACGCACTTAATCGCCTTAATCTGATTATCAGTAAGATTAACAATGTCCTCTCTTGAAACGCCTACAAACATCACCGTTCCCTTGTAAACCTCGCCTGTATCCTTGTTCTCAAGATTATCCTTGCCGCTGCCCGAATAAATCATCTTAATTCTGCCTTTAAGCAAGTCCTTGTTTTTGAGTTTCTCACTCCTCAAAAAGTTCTCAATCTCAACCCTGTCAATCATCTCAACCATACCTCTAATCTCGTCCTTGTAGCCGAGCGGCTCTGCGTACTTGAAAACCAGTACCTTTTCCTCTGCCATCGTTTTTATTCCGTCCTTTCTTCCTGTATATTTTCCACAGCAGTTGCACACCACTCCTCTGCTCCTCGCTGAGCAGCGTGTAAAATGCCTGCAATTCTCACAGCTTTTCATCTTCACTGTCCGCCTTTAGCTTTATGTACTTAAGCAGTACAGCCGAGGCCTCCTCCCAGCCATAGCAAACAAGCGCCAAATTGCCCTGCTCTCTTAGTCTCTTTATCCATTTTCGCTGCTTTTCAGTCGCTTTGTTGTTGCCCACCTTGAGTTCAATGTAAAGTGCGTGAAATTTTCCTCTTGCAACTGGCAAACACAAATCCGGTACACCTGCACGCACTCCTTGACGCTTAAGATTAAAAGCCTCTTTTTGATTTCTCTTGCCACCATTTGGTACATGATACAGCAAGTCAAGCTGCGGATAAGTATTTCTCGCATACGCAACCCAGTTGAATAGCTTAATCTGCTCATACGCCTCATTTGTCATTCTTGATATTCCTCCTTAAGCCATTTTGCAATAATCACAAATATCAGTATCCATTGCGCCGAGGATAAAATCTGTCATCTGTTTAATACCCAATTTCCTGATTCTTTCAATGTTCGTCATCGCTCAAGCTCCTTTCATTTATCATATTCATAACCTTAAGGCTGTCGGCTTGCATTATATGCTCATTAACAATCATTTTCTCTGTTTTAGTAACCTTGAAATACTCACCACACAAATTCAGAATATTCTGAATACATTTCTCAACATTGTCCGCCTGTAATTCCATTCCGTATACAGATTTCAACGATGTAGTGTAGTCTTTTCTCTTTTTGCAATTTGCAAACTTGCGCTTTAAAATTTCGATTATAAAAACTCCCTCACCACAGCAGGGTTCAAGGAAAGTCCGTTCAGGCTTAAAAGTTTCGGGCGGCAGCATATCAAGCATTTGGTTCACTGTTTCAACCGATGTAAAAACCTCTCCAAATTTTTGTATTCGCTCTTTTTTTGTAAGAGTTGTGCTATTATTCATCAAGTATCACCTCTAAATCGTCAAGATAATCAGCTACAATGCCGTACGCAAGCAGCATTCCCTCGCTTATGTAATAATGCTTGTCTTTTCGGCTTTTGCTGTTGTTAAGACTGTCCAACTTGTCCTGCTCGCTTTCTATGCGTTCAGATATTTCTGTTTTTAGTTCCTCGAGTGTCATTGTTTCGCTCCTTTTTTCTCTCCTCAATTCTTTTCTTGTGTTCTGCTTCTCTCTGTATCATAGCGTTATATTCTTCCTCGCCGATAATTTCCTTGAAACAGCTTTCGCAGTACTCCAATCTAAAGCCTGTCCACAATTATAGCAATAGTTAGGTTTGCCGTCTTTGACGAGAAAATTACAAACAGGGCATTGGTAGTCCGTCCATTTCCATTCCTTGTACTTCGGCATAGGAATCGGATCTTGCGAGTGCAAGCAATTATATTCTACTGCTTCTCTAATACTATCTCTATTGCAACTTGAGCGTGTGCATATTTTTAGCCGTTTTGGTATTTGCTTTTCAACCGCTTCTTTAAGCGTCATTCCTATTGTGAGTTCACACTCTTTCATTGCCTGTTCGACGCCGTTTTTTACATCTTTGTAAAAACTCTCTTCTGACATTTCACACACCGTATTACTGCCGTCAACTTCGATAATATGCTTAACTGTTTCGGCATTTTGTTTTGAATTAAAGTATATCGTGTTTACACTACCGTCTGCGAACGGTATATCCAACGCATAATCACCGCATACCTCACGAATTTTTAATTCTTTTTCAGACATTATTTTCATCTCCCACCCAACCTGGATTGTCGAAAATATTGCCGATAACTTCAATATCTTTTGAATGATAGTGTCTGCCTAATCCATCATAGATTAAATTATGCACAAATCCAAATTCAGTTTCATCAACATCGTACTGAACGATTCCATAGTCGTCACCATCCGAGCGGTAAAGAAAATCAATGATATCACCCTCAAAGATTTTCGTGCCGTTCTTGTCAGTCATTCCCGTGTACTGTCCAACCGTTTTGAAAATAATCGGGTAAGCTGTATTTTCATCATTAGGTTGTATAATGTGATACTGCCCCCATATTATTATCAATAAACCTTCGACCCACGCATCATTATCTACTCTCTTACCTCTGAATAAAATTTCTCTCATCTATAATTCTCCTTTTTGATTTAATATCGCATATTTTCTCTGTGCTTGCTTTAATCTTGCTTCTCTGCAATTCTGACAATAAAGGTGTTCTCCGTGTTCAATAAAATCTTTGCCACATCTTTTGCAAAATTGCGGTTTTAATCTTACAAATGATATACATTCGTCACAGCCGTTTTCTTTTGCTTTACATCCTCTGTACTTGTCCCAGTTTTGGCACATATCTTTTTGAAAATATACATTAAACTTTTTTATTTCGTCTAAATCAGCACTCAAGCACGCTATAAATCTTGACATCAACTCTTTAACTTCTGACTTTTCTTCTGCACTAAGTAAGTTTTTATGTTTTAACTGTTTTGGAGCAGCGTTATCTCCGAAATTACCGTCACCGATAATTGCTCTTACTTTATCAAGTCTTTCTGTTAGATATGTATTGTATACTCTGCCTCTGATTGCTTTAACAGACTTAGATATTTTTTCTGATATAAGTTCATAACTGTATCCGTTCTTAATCATTTCGCCAAGCATCATATATTCGCTTTCGGTCCATTTGATATGATTATCCGCCTTAACCGGTCGCTCTTTGATACCAAGGTCGCATATTCTTCTTTGTATAGCTCCTTCAGTTCTTTTAAGTTTCAGAGACAGTTCTTTGTAACTGTATTTATATTTACTAAGCAATCGCATAAGTTCTTTATCTTCAAACTCACTCCAAGGAGTTCTTTTAAACTGATATGATTTTTTTATATCTTTGCGCCTTTTTTCATCAACCCACTTTGGTTCTTTACCTAAACTGTTCCTCTGAAAGCTGCTGAAATCAAGAAAATTCATATTTTCATATGCCCACTTCCAAAACTCATCTATAAGAATCATATTAAAAGTTTGTTTTCCACGCTTTACTTTGTGTGTTTTCAATCCTCTGTTTTTAAACCAGGATACATTTTTATATGAATCGGAGTTTTTTCCTAAAGCAACAAACAATTGATGTTTTGTAATGTAAATACTATTATCAAAAAAAGCTCCCAGCTTAAGTCTATTAACTTTTTGAATTACAGAACTTTTGCTTCTTTCAAGTTTTGTACAAATTCTTTCAACACTTGAATTGCCCCACATTTCGCACAAACTGTTGACATCATCATCTGTCCATTTTCTTCTCATTTTTCTTAACTCTCTTTTCACTCACAACATCTGATATAATCTTTCCTGCACGCACTAAAGCTGTGTATTCGCCGTAGCTGTAATATGTGTTATGTATTTTGTTATACTTAGCGATCTCAAGACATACCAAATCAAGATGATCAAGTTTTTTCCGTTTCATATCATTTCTCCTTAAAAAAAGAGCAGCCGCACCTGCTCTGCAGTAACATTATGCAAGTCAGTATTATATTTTAGGAAGAATAATCAACGAAAATTGTACTTTCTGATATATAGTAAAGCCGTGCGGAGCTTACTAACTTAATTAAAAGCCTTCATTCATCAAAAGCTTTTCTACGCACAACGATAAGAATTTGCTTACCGTTATGCCGTCTTGCAGCTTACAATTAAGCACTTTTTCCCAGTGTTCAAGATTTTGAGAAGATGTATAGTTGATTGCATGTCTTATTGATCTCTCAACTCGTGAACCCGTCGAAGCAACTTCATTTGCAACATCTTCATACAATTTGCAAAAACTTATATCTTCGCAAGCATTTGTAAGTTCATACAACTTACAAATAGCTATGGTCGAATAGTTGTATCCGTTTAAATTTGGAGTAATTCCGAGTGTAAGCAACAATTTCTTTGCTCTCTTAATAGTTTTTTCCATTTTGATTTCACCTCTTGATTTTTTTAAGGCTTATTGCTATAATAAATATGTAGATTTGGCAATAAGCCTTACTTGAGCGTTGATCACTGCCCTGTGTCAACGCTCTTTTTTTATACTTCCGCCTCTTGCAACAATCAAATGCTGCCTTTTGCCCATATTTGTATCAACTGTTTCAACAAGTTCTACAGATACCATCAGTTTACCTTTCTGACTTCTGCGGTATATAACCGCATTAATCTTGTCAAAACGCTTTTCAAGCACATTTGGCAATTTTAAAATAACCGGCTCTTCTTTTATAAAAGCCTCTTTAATCTCCGCTGCTGTCATTGCTTTCCTCCACAGGCTCAAATACATCCGCTGTCACATACTTAAAACATCCGTCATAAATCAAAAATCTTATGTCATATCCTTGTTTGTTTTGAGCTCTAAAGCGACATACATCATATACTGCAAAGACTTCTGATATATCTTCTTTACATCTGACTTTAAACATATGTACTCCTGTTAAGTTCTTATTGCGTACTTACAGCACTTAATAAACTTCTTGCAGTTCTTAACAACACGCTTAAATCCGACTGCCTTGTTGCAAAGTTTGTGATTATCCATGCTCTCTTTGGTTTCAGCTACATAGTTTAGTATGTCTTCGAGCCTTTCGGCTGTCACTGTATCAAGTCCCTGCAATGTCATTACCTCGCCGTCCTTGATATTAATAAGTATATTTTCCATTACTCAACCACCATCCCGCAAAGTTCCATTAGGTCCACGCTTACCTCAAACTCAACAAATTCTTTATCGACCTTCACCGATAACCTACAGCACATCTCGTCCTCATAGTCAGGGTAACATCTCCTGTACAGTGTAGCCGTTATAAACTCATCATCGTTCTTGTATCTAAGCACTGCTTTGTCATTACGCAATTCAAACTTACAATCATCTACACTTTTTGCCATAGCAAAGTAATCCTCATTGTCTTTTTCGTATTCACTGCCTGCATATGTCTTTACGAGCTTATACATACTCTCTTTTGTAATAATTGCAATGTTCATAATTAATAATCTCCTTAATTGTTTATTCGTCGCATACCTTTCGTGATTTAAAAAGGTCCGCTATCGGTATGCCGAACTTTTTAGCAAACCTGCTCAACTCCTCAACCGTAAACTTACCCGGGTCCTCAAGCCTTGTGCGATATGTCCCCTCCGAGCAGTGAGCCACAAGTGCCTGCCCTTTTCGGTCAATCTCTCTTATTTCCGATTCATACTGAATGTTTGCAATAAGCAGCCTTTTCATTTTGTCCTCCGGCTTTTTAAGTGGTCTTGGCATTCTCTCCACCTCCTTATTCTATTTTCTTGCCTCCCCTCTTTTTATGTGCTGCTATATTACTGAAAGGAGGTTTTTCTATGGACTCTATTACCGTTAAAGTTTCAGATATATTCGAAGTAATCAATCAAATCCATTCTGACGGTATGGATAAGGTTACACTGTCTTTTATAGAAGCTGATGACGATTTACCGACTGCAATCAGCCTTGTTGCTTCTAAAGATAATGACAAAGTAGAAATTGATTACGAAGAAATCGAATCCTGCTAACTTTTATAGATTGACTGGGCTTTGCTCAGTCAATTTCTATTTTGTAGCATATCTCTTCATCTCTGCTCTTCTTAACAATCCTAAGTGCTGTACGAATATACCTCAACAGTATTTCCTGCTCTTTTTCTTTCTCCACTCCACTCATCTTAATTTCAATCGGTTTCTTATAATTCTTATTTACTACAATCATCTAAACACCTCCTTACACCATTTGTTTCCTTTACGCAACTTCGTCAGCAAAAAAAATATCCATAATCCTATCCTTGGATAAATTTAGAGCGCGAGCTATATTTGCTATATCTCGCTGATTAAATGGAATTTTGCCGTTCATTCTTGAATATAAGTTTGATTTGTTCATATGAATTAATTTAGCAAGTTTTGGAATAGATATATTCTCTCTTGCCATTTCGGCTTTTAATTCTTGAATCTTCATTTAAATCGCCTCTCGTTTCCTTTAGGATACTTAAATTATAGCATAGATATAATTATTGTCAACTGTTTTTTAAAACTTTTTTACATATTTTTATAAAATAGTTGCTTTTTTGCAACTGATGCTTTATAATGATTAATAAAGAAGGTGACACTATGGATATTGGTTATTTAATTCATTCTCGAAGATTAGAATTAAATTTAACTCTTGAAGAAATAGGTAACTATGTAGGCGTTAGCAAAAGCACTGTTAAAAAATGGGAAGACGGATATATATCTAATATGAAGCGTGATAAAATATCTTCATTATCTAAAATATTAAAAATAAGTCCAGTTTCCTTAATTACTGGAGAACTTGAGGAAATAAAAAATATTAATGATATTGAACTTAATAATCACGAAAAAGAAGTGATAACCGCATACAGGTCAAAGCCCGAAATGCAGCAGGCAGTTGACCGACTTCTCGGAGTAGAAGAAAATAAAGTTGTAGGGCAAGTTTTTCGTGCTGCTTGTAACGGCAAAAATCCGGAGTACATTACACTTACGGATGAACAGCGTAAAAAACTTGAAGAGGCACCGTCAACTGATGAATTGTAGGAGGTGAACGGATTGTTTTACGGAGCATATAAAAATGTCAGAAATTCCGCATGGCAATGTTTAATAGATTTTAAAATTAACTCTTTGCCTGTTGATGTTTTACAAATTGCAAAAACGGCAGATATTAAAGTTATTAAAAACAGTCTGATAAATGAATTAAAAGAATCTGAACTCGGTGCAGCTCTTTGTGACGGAGATAAATGGTACATAATATATGACGACACATTATCCTCATCACAAAAAAGATTTGTCGTGGCACACGAACTCGGTCATATTTTCTTGGGACACAGGCTCAAAAACGGTCACTTTATTCACGATAACTATAAGCTTGAAAAAGAAGCTAATTCTTTCGCCTCAAAACTTCTCTCACCGGCATGTGTATTGTGGGGATTAGATTTACATTCAACAAATGAAATTTCAAAACAGTGTAACCTTACATCTCAACAAGCCGCTGCAAGAGCAAGACGAATGTCTGTTTTATATAAAAGGCAAATGTTCCTTAAAAGTGACATTGAAAAGAAAGTATATAAACTGTTTGAAGATTATATACAAAAAGAAATACACGCCTGTTAAACAAGCGTGCATAACGTAACCGCTAACGAGCGGTATATTTTTTAAATTTTGATGTGCAAATAATTAACAATTTTATTTATGGAGATATATAATGGAGTTGTCAATAGTTTTTGGCTTTTTTATAGGTCTTTTTATATTAATTCTCATAATTCAATTAGTAATCTATATTCAAGATAAATGGAACAAGCCAAAAATAGAAATAAAAAATTTAAAATCACAAATCAATGAGTTAGAAGCACAAATCAAAGAGTTAGAAAATAAATTACAAAATTATGATAGTGACATTCAAAAACTTTATGATGTTACTTGTGAAAACGATAATTTAAAAAATGAAATAAATGTTAAACAAACAGAAATAGAAAAGCTAAAAAACAACTTTAATGAATTTACTGATATAAAGATAAAAGAAATGGCATATAAAAACAGTGCATTACAAAAGGAAATTGATACTTTAGTTGATCTATCCTCTCTTTTTGATAATAGTCTTAACAAAAGAGCCACACTTACGAGAATATTAAATAACCTTTCCAAAAGCGATAATATAAATACTATAAAAGAAATAGCATATAAAAACAGTGAATTACAAAAAGAAATTGATACTTTAGTTGATCTATCCTCTCTTTTTGATAATAGTCTTAACAAAAGAGCCGCACTTACGGAAATATTAAATAGCCTTTCCAAAAGTGATAATATAAATACTGCAAAAGAAATAATATTGTTAAAAAATAGAATAGAATTTTTAGAATCAACTCATTCCAATCTGACTGCAATTCCGTATATGTCACAAATTATGGCTGATTACGAAACATATGGAATAGAAAAATTAGCTAAGGAATTAGACTGGGGTCAAAATGTACAGCGTTTAAGCAAAGTAAAATCAATTAGAGAAATACGAAAAGACGCTCAAAATATTGTAGAAAAAAATAAAGATGCACAGTATCAACTTGCATACTTATTCACTCTTTATCCTGCACTTAAAGATGTAATTGAATGTGATTTCAACCAACTTCCACTAATTAAAGTTGATGAATTAAAAGAATATGATACAACAAAAGATTATTTAACAGAAGATGAATATAATAATCTAAGCACAACTGAAAGAAATCAGCTTGCATTAGACAGATACAAAAACTCACACAATAAAAGCAAATGGCAAATAGGGCGAGATTACGAACTTTACATTGGTTACCGCTATTATATAAAAGGTTACAGTATTGATTATTTTGGCTCTTATATGGGATTGGAAGATTTAGGCAGAGATATTATAGCCACTAAAAATAATGTAACACTTATTATCCAATGCAAATATTGGAGTTCCAAAAAGCTGATTCATGAAAAGCATATTACTCAGCTTTACGGAACAGTAGCAAGCTATTGTATCGAAAACAACCTTAAGCAAAAAGATGTTAAAGGACTTTTTATAACCAACATAGAGCTATCAGATACTGCTAAAAAAATGGCTAAGTTTTTAAAAATTGATTATAAAGAAAATGTCCCTAAAGGTGACTATCCTTGTATAAAATGTAATATTGGTCACAATGAATTTGGAATAACTAAAATATATCATTTGCCATTTGATCAAAAGTATGATGTAACACAAATAAAAAATGAAGGTGAATTTTTCGCAATGACAGTAGCCGAAGCAGAGCAGGCAGGCTTCAGAAGAGCTTTTAAATGGTTTGGCAACAATTAATACACGGAGGTATTAAAAATGTTTTTGAGTGTCATAAGTGAGTTATATTTTTATGGGTCGTTGTTATCTCCTTTTTTTCTTATAGGTTCGTACTTTGACATAAAAAATTTGTGGTTAATTATTCCTGGATTATTAGCGGTAATAGGAAAGCACCTGACAGAAGAGTATTATTTATATTGGATCCCGTCAATTTACAGCGGTGTTTCAATAGCAATTGCAGAAATTAACACACTCTTTTTTATGCCAAAATCATATTATGACTATGATATGTATATGTATCTTGGCATTATTACCATAATTCTATGGTTTGTTTTAGGTGCACTTTATTATTACGCAGTCCATAAATATGAAAAATAATAGTATCATTATTTGTATTTTAAAATTAAAATGTGAGGAAAAACAAATGAGTAATAATGAATATAATATATCTGAAGATATAAATAAAGCCGAGCAAAATAAACAGAACTAATAAATCTATATTTTATTACTCAGATGTGAGGTTACAACTATGAATGAATTAGAAGAGTATATACATATTCCAAAAATAAGCAAAAACATTAATTTTTGGATGTTAAGAACTAAAAGAAGTGCCTTCTATTATGAGTACATAACAAAAGGCTATATTGCAATAGGTTGGAATATTGTATTAAAGAATAATATTAATAATGAGGAAGATAGATTAAAAAATAAATTAGAAGAATTATATCCCGAAAAGCACCCCAAAACATCATTAAATAAATGTCATAAGTTTATATTTGACTTAAAAGAAAATGATATTGTTTTAATTATTGGGGATTATGAAATAACCTTTGCGAAAGTAGGTAAATATTACGAAGAAAGCAATTCTAACCTTAACTATATAAGTGAACTTGAAGCACATAAGCAAATTGAAAATAATTTACATAAGACAAACGATATATTATGCCCATATGTAAAAAGACGAAAAATTGAAATAATCGGCAAAACAAATATCTATGCTCTTAATCCATACTTATCTAAAGCTATTTACAGTAATCACCACAGTCTAAGTTCGCTAAATGATTATGCAGAACTCATTCTAAATGCCTGTTACGGAATATATGTAGTAGGAAATAAACTATCTCTTACTTTTCATATTGATTCAGAAGAAAAAATAGACGCAATCAGTTTTTCAAATTTTACAAGCTATTTGATATATCTTTTCAATAAAGAAAATACTGACATAAACCTAACAACAGCTCTTAATTCTCCCGGTGACATATCTTTTCAAATTATTTTTGACGGATTAACATTTATAAAAGATAATTTGCTATATATACTTGTAATATACATTATGATTTTTGGAGGAAAAATAAAATCCAAAAAAACCAATTTTGAAATTACAGGACTATTATGGCACATAAAAAAGAT